GGCGTTCTACCGCAGTATAGGTAGAGCGCCTTTTGCTTACGCTCTGCTTCTACCGTACTTTAGGTCTATCCTTTAGGTAGTATTATTTAGAACAAGGTTACTACTAGCTAATTCTGCACACTCATTCTATCGCGTTTATAGCACTATTTGTTACATATTTGTTGCATACTATATGTACTTTATACGTGCTCATATCGCCTTTAAGGTTTACAGTTAGGCTTCCATCTGCGCAAGCCACAAGTCAAACACCTTGCCTTCCGGTGCGTCGGGGTCGCGCATATAGGCTTTTGCTACACGGATATACATATTGATGTCGCTGCCGTAAATCTCGGAGTAGTCGGAGTAGAGCATATTCATGACATAGTACCAATCAGCTTTTTGTGTTATGCCTTGCTGGTCTGCAAGCTGACTTGTCTGCTCATATGTCCAATGCTCACCACACGTGCCGTCAACATTCTTCATCCCGGCAACAGCTTTCTTTGCTAGATGCTCGTCAAAATGTGGGCCATACACAGCGCAGTGCATCTTATACATAGTATCCCAATAGAGCTTAGGGCAGTGCATTTTCAGCTCATCGAGAGCGTCACACACAATGTCCTCTAATTCCTGCTGCTTAACCTCGTTGCCCTGGGCCTCATGCCAATAATGCGTAAATCTTTTGTGCATAGCAGTTCACCGCCTTTAAGCCATTTTTGTTACTACCATAGTCGCACTATCAACAGTGCCTGCTACATCAATTTGCGCACTGATTGTAGCGGGAACGCCGCAGCACGGAATATAAATATCGGCCGCAGTCGTCAAGCTTACGGCGCTGCCGACCGCAGTTGCTGCCGCAGCAGGATTCTTGCCGGGGATAACAACGCCGCCTTTCAGCAGATTCATTGTAACCAGTCCTGCCGCCGTCGGCTCAACCGTGGCTTGCAAGTCAACGTGATACAGTCCGGGTTGCTTTAAGGTTACAACCTTGCCTGTAGAATAGTCGATACTCACACCAGTATTGGTATTGATAATATCAAAATTGATAAGGCCATCAGCTAAAATTGCTTGATTAGTAGCAGCCACATCAAGGCTAGATTTATAATGACAGTTATTCGGATTCTTTAACATCTTCGTTCCCTTCTTTCTTTTCCTTAGTGCCAACGACTTGATACTTCGTTTTTACCGTGTGCAGTACGTTCCGTACTACTTGCTGGCCATCTGCAGTAAAGCCTAGCCAGCCTATGCCTATACCAATAAGCAAACTAACAAGATTGGATTCGTCTCGTTTCATATCGCTATACCTCCGCACGTATAAGAGAAAGAGGACAGATTGCTCCGTCCCCGTGCCGCCGTTAGGACGGAATTACATAGCAGGCTGGCAGCCCTGCAACTGAGCAAGACTTTGCACGCCAAGGCCGTTCAAAACAGCCTGCGGCGGGCAACATACACCAACACCGGTAACTTCCGGCTTCTTCAGCATCTGGCAATTAATATTGCCGATAGCTGCTGCAAGAGCGTTCAGTTTAGCATCCAGGTTAGCTGCAAGAGTCATGCGCTCAATGGTAGCATCCTTCTGCATGAGCTTCAGATTAGATTCGTTCTGCATAGCCAGTGCGTTAATTTTCAAATCAAAGATTTTCTCACCCTGTTGTGCATCCCACTGTGCCCTCATCTGTGCGCTCAGTGCGTCGCGAGTATTGCGCGATTCGTCGATAATGCGGTAGTTCGTCTCCGCCGCGCTAACCAAGCCTTGACGTTCCACCTGGCAGTTCGTAACTGCGGCGCAGCCATAACCCGGATAGCGGTCGCGGCCGTCACGCACGAACCAGGCAAAAGCAGCAATGATGATAACGAAGAAAATAACGATACCCCAGCCGCTGAAATTAGAAATAGTCATATTTTCGTTCATGGTACTTATCTCCTTTCCTTGAACGTTTTATTACCTCAGCTCATTTGAGCTGTTGCAATCCTTTACGGAGCGCATCCATTTGCGCATCTAAGCTACTAGCCTGCTGCTGTTGTTGTGGCGGCAACGCATTAAATGCAGCGCCCGTCGCACCACGCAGGCTGTTAATGTCTTGCCTCATCTTATCAAGGTTGATACCCATAGCCTGAGCCGCTACGCTGGCGATTGGGTTATTCAAATAGCCTGCGGCCTTATCAAGAATATCAGCGCCGATATTCTTCTCTGCCAGAACGCGCATAGCGTCCTCTCTACTGCTAACTCCTTGCGCCGCTACACTAGCTACCTCCCACGCCTTTTCAAGCGCTATCTGCTTCTCCGGCGGCAGATTCAACCACTTCGCTATTGTTCCTACGTTCATTTTTTAGTGCCTCCACTTCAGACTTTAATTCCTTCACGACAGCCAACATATTAGCCATCATCTGTGCTTGTTCAGCCTGCAATTCCGCGGGCGTTTTTTCTTTTTGGATAACGCCAACTTCCACAAGCTTGTCATAATACTGCTGACACATTGCTTTCAGTTCGTTATAGGCTTGCAGACTCACGCCAACCTGCACGCGGTTACTATTGCCAAAGCCAAAGCCGTTAAGCTGGTAGATGTTCTGCCCTTCGAGCTGCGCCAAAAATTGTTGTGGCTGCTGCACGTTGATGCTTGTAGTTTTTTGTTCCGTGATATTCATAGCCGCTCACTCCTTATGATTTTATTATAAGGCATCGGAGAGAAAATGTTCCCTTGATATTCCCTACAAATTCCCCACAAAAAAAGAACCGCCCTAAAAGGCGGCTCCTGCATTTAAAGGAATGATAATACATTTGTTATTTGCTTGTACGCAGTATTCAATTCCTTATCTACCGTTTTAACAGATACATTCAGCTCCGCTGCAATTTGATAATTAGTCATACCTTTTATAAATTTCAGCTCGCAAATTTCTACCTGCCGTGGCGTTATTTTCGCTTCTTCTAATACCGCGCTGAAAGAACGCCGCGTTGACGTTTGCAACCAATCCCGCGTGTTCTTCAGCAGTGTGTTCATTTTGTTGTCACCTACCTACATAAACAAAAGCTATAGCTGTTGCCACCCAACCAATCAAAGCGGCACAGATGAGTTTCCTTTGAAAAGCAATAGTTTCTACATAACCTTTTAATAACATTGTAATAATGCCTGCCGGTAATTGTTCCTTTTCATCCATCGTAACACCATCCAATAATTTTATTTTGCAGCTGCATAAAGCAAGAAGAATAACGCAGTACCTGCATAAATATTCCGCTGATTTTTAATTCTGTTCGTCCGCTTCCGGTCCGATTCCATTTGCTCTATCAACGTCTCGTATAATTCCTCGCTGCGCTTCAACGATTCCTTTGCACTCGCTAATGATCGTTTGGAGTTCGTCAGAGCTTCTTGCGTTAGAGTGAGCTGCTTCTTCGCTTCGCTTAATTGCGTCAGCAGTTCTGTTGACGTGTTCTTCTGCTGTTTCAATTTCTCGTCTGCCAGATTCAACTTTGCTTCTAGCAGATTCGTTTGCTCTTTGAATTGATTCCACTGTTCGATTGACATCGTTATCCGCTGGGGTGCCGCTTCTGCTGTCCCACCGCCAGTAAATGTCATTGCAGATAAGCAAAAGACCAGCAACAATAAGACTAATCTTAACAGCTTTATCAATCTTACGTCTTGTTTCATCTTTCATTATTACCTCATATAAATATCTATATTTGCAAAATATAATAAATCCCGTCAGACGCACAAACTTCGCCTACAAGCGGCTTTAGCTCGCCGCAGGATAAATCATAAGCGTCACTAATTTTAAAACGCTCATAGGTGAAGTATTTTTGTGCGAATTTACACCTTCTTGTAGTTAAATATTCAGATTAGAGAGCGAAGTAATGATGCAACGCACCGAGAGTAAAGCCTAAAACAAGGCCTACCAAAAATTTCTTATCAGCGACAAACGCTTTTAATTCTTCCATGATTTCACCTTCCTTCTTATCGTCCGTTTCCTGCATAGCCATAAGCAGGTACGCCATACGGCGTAGTTAAATCGATACTAGCAACATACTGATAAGTAATTTGTGCTCTGTTGGCGTAGCCTGCTCTATACATTTCGCCAACATCAGCAGCAATCCAATAATAATTTTTAAAGAGCCTATAGAGTGCTTCCAAACTGCGCAGGTCGACGCGCTCAAAGCGATTCTCCAAGAACCGCTTAACAACGTAGGTACTAGTCGGACACCACATACCAGCATAAATCAAACAGCGTGTATCGTCCAACGTCGGCACTTGCTGCAAGACTTCGACATATTGCAGGCAGTCACGTGATAACTGAACTAATTGCGCCTGTTGCCCTGCGTCGCTTCTCAAAAGCTCTTTCAGCATCGGCAGTTCACCGCTCGCCTTAATATCAATATAGGTTCTGCCAATAAATTCTTCACCGCCGGGAATAGCTCTCAAAAGCTCATCGGCTCTGTTGCCTTCCCATTGTGACACACCGATTGAAGGATAATCATATGCAGTGCTTTTTGCCACACTGTCATAGCCACCTTCAATTCCTGTGTTAATTAAACCTTTTGCGATTTCTTTCGCAAGGTTCTTATTCCAGTCCATAGCTATCACTCCTTTAATTTCACTTCTTGATTTCACATTTTAGTTGTTTGGTTAAGTTGTTGCTTATCTTCTAAAATGTGTGTCAAATATGTGTCACTTGACTTTTTGCAACAGCATCATTACACCTCAAAACCCTTGCCACATCTAGCTTTCAGCGTTTTTAGCGAAAATTAGTCAAGTGCATTTTTGTAAAAAAGTCAAGTGGCGTTACTCAAAATTTACTCGTCATTCTTCACTTTCATTGCTTTAGTCTCTACATACTTGTTCCCAAGCTGCGCAAGCATAAAAGATACACAAGCCATAGCAAAGGCTTCGTAATTGCCCCACGTTTTTACAAAAAACGCAAGGTAAAGAGAAATTACGCTGAACAAGATGAACGCCAGCACGGCACACAATCTGCCGATGCTTAATGTGTTATCGTCTTTCTTTAACATATTAAGTAATTTACGCATGACACTTACACTCCTTGCATTTTTCATCATGTCCTTTTAAGTCATAGTTAGGCAGTTCATTTAACTGCTCCATCAGGCTGTCAATCACGCCATTATCGCCCAGCGCTTCATAACTTTTGTAGCAAGCATCAATGCTTTCTTTAGCGTAGATTGGTATCCAGCCTTTATCCTGGACATAGTGATTGTATGCCTGTATAATCCGGTCGCGCAGCAATGCTTGCAAACCTGCCTTCAAGGCGTCATTCTCTTTTTTCTTTTGACGATACAAAGCAAAAATATAAGAGATAACAGCACCAGCAATAATATTTATTACAGTTTGTACAGTTGATTCAATCATAAAACACCTCATTCCTATTTATTTTGTTGCTAAGCATCTAATGTAACAGCCTCAACCTCTGCAACAGTTGTCGCCTGCTCTACCTTGTCTTTAGCCTTGCGATAGGCTATATGTAAGGCATTGGAGCGTTGTGCGACGGCAGCGATTACGGCACGCAAATCGTCAGCCGTAACCTTAACATCGGCGTTATCTGCCGTAGTCCAATCAATAGATGCATCAGTTCCCTGTACATCTAAGGCGATAATGGCAGCGTTGATACGCTCACGCGCCTTGTCATCATAATCATAACTGTTGCCGTTATAGGTAATAGGCTCAACCTCTCTGCTGTCGCGCTCTGCTTTAAGCTCTGCGATTTTGGCAGCTTTTACCTCCTCAAGAGTGCGTTCTGGAGCTGTCAGCATTGCTCCCTCTGGCAACGGCCCCAGTTCTTTCATTTCACGAGCAGGTGCGCCGTATTTGTCCTCTGGCAGCCAATATTCTTTACCTCGGTTATCTTCAATATTCTCCCAAGCACCTTCTTTGAATACACTTACCTGTCCTTGTTGCAAAGTAGGCGCAGAAAATGTTGCATAAGCAGGTAATAAATAGATTTCCTTCTGTTGCAGTTGAGTTTCCAACGGGTCAAGAAGTGCCTCTGCCTTGCCTAAGTATTCTTTTGTTTTTTCATCGTACTTATATACATATTTCATTCGGTATGCCTCCTTATTAATATTTAATGATGTAGTGCATGGTTACGGCAGGCGGTTGAACAGTGGTAGCATTACCGTAAATGTTGTTAGAGCGTGAAGCGTCAAATATACCACCACCACAATAGTCTGCTGCATATTGTGATGTATTTTCTGGTAAAGCGTCATACATTAGCGAAGAATCCTTTGGGTTGTCCTGTGTAAAGCACCCTTTTAGATTATTAAACAGGCTTAAAATTGCACCATTATATGTACTCAAAGTACCTGTAATATTCGGCAACCCCGCATTTTTAACAGTACCAACAGTATTGCTACCTTGAATAAATTTATCTGTTAGGTTAGGCAAGTTGAAAGTTGCGCTCCCATCCCCCTCACCGTATGTTGTACCAATTACATCAAATAGTTCTTTGTAGGTTGTGCGGCTTACCTGTGAGCCGTCACATGAAAGATAGCCGTCGGGTAAAGTGTTGCCAGCAAAGGCAAATATCATGCCGGTTAAATCAGCACCAGCAAAGTTTTTTATTGCGTCGCTAACCCTCGCAGGTGTCATGAATTTAGATGTATTAATGCCAGCTTCCGCTTCATCCTTGCTAGCAAGGTTAGCGGTATGTACCGGGGTAGCACTGTTATGTTTGCCGATAGCTGCACTGTGTGCATCAATATCATCATTATGATTTTTTACACTAAGCTGCACATGACTTTCTGTAGCAACAGCTCCGCCACGTGTCTGCAAATTCTCAAAGTAGCCATTTTTCCAAAATTTCTCATTCGTTCCAATACCACCTTCGCCGTTTCCACGTGGTACGATGTTTGGTGTTGTCATAATATCATCACTCCTTTATTTATAATGCGATAGGGATAATTTCGCCGTTTATTGCTTCCCACATATGAGATGTTCTCGGTAATATCAATGGCATTAAATCCCCTTTTTCATCATACTCAAATGTCTCTGCTGCTACGCTTGATGTGATTGCCCAACAATCCGCAGACGATTGAGGGGGGGTATTTGCATTAGCTTTTATGCAACGATATGTGCTGCCGTCGCTAGTCATAACTACATCTGGTGGTTTATACTCTGTAACGCTATCCCAAACAGTCACATTTGATACATAGCCAGCCGCCTTATCAGCCATTCTTGCAGCGTCAGTCGCACTGTTTTGAGAAAGCTCAGCACTATCTGCTGCGTTAGCTGCACTAACATTTGCGTTAGCTGCCGCAGTTGCAGCAGTAGCCATTGCCCTTTTTGCTTCATCTCTTGCTGCTTTACTTGCTTCAAGCGCTGCTTTGTTTTCAGCAAGGACTGATTCTGGGTTTTCCATAGCAACAAGTTTAGTGCCATCGTCATTAATGCGAAATGAAATCCCAGCTTTCCACGGGAGCGAGGTATCAATGTCTGCTGACGTTGCAACGCTCACTTTGAGCGACCTAGCAACAACATCTTTCATATCTTGCGCAATCATCGTCAATTTGTCACCAATATCCTCAACCTGGTTAAAAGGATATTGGTCTGGCAAATCCGTTTCCTGTGTTACCAGCACTTCCCTATAAATCGTCAGTTTCCAACCGGCCGGCAGTACTGCCGGCCTTTCGCTCTCCGGTACTTCTGCACCGACTGCGTAACCTGGATAACGCACAACGCTTTTTTCAACGTCAACATAATAATCTTTAGTCAGCAGTTTTTCTTTGCCGTCTGCGTCTGTCAGCAAAACTTTAATGTCTGTCCGGTCTAAAATTTTAAACTGATACGCAAACTCTGTTGCATTTCCATTGCCGCTATATGTGATTCTGTTATCAACATGAGCAAGCATAATAGCTCCCCTCCTTTTATTATTTTCCTCAAAAGAAAAGTGTAGATATATTTTTTATATCTACACTTAATAAATTCACTTTAACTAATTATACATTCATTTTCAAAGGTTCGTATCTATGCTACTTTGTGAAATCTTTGTCAATCTTTTTTACGTTCGCTTTTCGGTCTGCGTTTGTAAATATCTTGCAGCTCAAAGTCCATATCATCAGCAGCAATATCTATACCGTTGAATACGATATTGAAGATGCCTGCAGGAATACCAAGATATGCGCCGCCGACGTAGGTTACTTGCTCTATCAACTCGCCCGGTTCTTCCTTGCCCTCCACCACGTTGTTCAAACGTCTTGCAACAGTAAAGCCTCTGTCAATCAAGCCTTGCGCCGCAGTCAGTCTGTAGCCGTAGTTTCTCATGCCTAGCAAGTTCTGTACGCCAACATTCGCTGCCTGCCCTACGGGGCCGCCCATAGACAACGGGTAGTTGATAAGCTCTTTTGCAAGATTATTCCAATCGTCTTTTTTATCTTTCTCAAAAGGAGCGGTCAAAGAAAGCTCTCCGATAGCCACGTTCAACAAGCATACGCCTAACCATTTAGCAGCAACGAAAGCAATCAGCCGTTCAGCCATTTCTTTTTTTTCACCGCTATTCCATAACCTTTTAGCAATATGAGCTTCTCTGTCCCATTGGTTAAACTGCGTATTGAAGAATCCCTGGAACATCGTAAACAGTCTGAATAGGCCGCTGCCACGTTGCAGGCTTGACACATCATGAATACGGCTACTGCCTAAAGTGCGACGAATAACAGCGTTCGCAAAGTCTAGTGCTTCCTGCTCCGTCTTGCCTTCATTGATTTTCTTCATGTATGCTTCTGCAAATACCGGCTTTGCAGTCATCATATCAGTGTAGCCTAACAGCATTGCACCATATTTCAGCGTCTTTTTCTCAATTGAGTTAAGGTCGGAACGATTCTGAATATCTCTCAATGTAACGTCTGGTACTTCCATGCGTTCACGCATAAACACGCTTTTTGCGCAAATCGCATCTACTTCTGCCCTGCCTTCACCTGTAAAGCCACGGTACAAGGCTCTGAAAGCGTCAGCATAAGTAAAGCCTTCTACGCTATTTCCGTATAGCAGGATGTTAGAAAAGTTCTGCATTGCCGTTTTGAAGTTAAGCATAATAGCGGTATTTGTTGCAATATTACGTAAAGCGTTGGCAGCTTTCGTAAACAGATTCTCAGCCATATATGCTGTCTTATTGCCATATGGGTTAGCGCAAGCCTGCAAAAACTCTCTCAAAAGTCTTACGTTTGTATCGCCTAAACGCTCAACCATGTTGCGGTAAATATCCTCATCGTTCAGTATCTTTCTGAAATCAAGCATTGTTTCACGATAACAAATATCGTGAATAGTGCTTTTTACCGCCGTAACCTCACTGCCACGCGATAAGTCTACGGGATATTTGCCGCCAGTACGTGACTTACTGGACCCGGTATTAGTAGTCAAAGTCCGTTGTGGCGGTCTGTTGCCTTCTTCGGTGCTGTCGATTCTGTCAAATTTTCCGGGCATACTGCCGGTGCGTGTATCACGTTCCAACGGGAAGTAGCCACCGTCAAATACTACGCTTTCGCCGCTTGCAAGCTTCAGCACCAGCGGTGACGCTTCAATCTTCGGCGGCTCAAAGCCTTTTGTCTTGCGATTGACTTCTGCCAGCATAGGCCAGAATTTACTTGCTGCATTGATACGTGCCTGCGCATAGGCAATATCTTCTTTAGTCAGATGCTTACACAAAAACTCTATAAGGTTTTGTTTGGTTTGCAGCATTGCTTCTTCTCTGCCTATAAGCTCCGATTCTTCCACCCATATATCAGAATTCTTTACGCCTACCGGTTTTTGTGAACAAAGTCTTGCAGCATTACTATCACTGCCCAGGTTGCAAAGCATAGCAATCAAAGCATGCTTATCTGCGCTGCCGCCAAGTTCTTCGTAGTAAATTCTTTTATCGTGCGCAATGCCGGTTTCTTTGTCTGGCTCCCATTTCTGCAAAGCATCTGTAAGCTCGTTCTGATAACCTTCAAGCATCGTGCTTTCCATATCTGCGCAATGGTTGATTTTGTTGTAAAACTCCCTAGTAAAATAACCTTCCGTCCAATTATCCATCATCAAGAAGAAGTTATCAGCGTTACGCAGTGTAGCTATGATATTTTTAGGCCAGTCAATAATTCGCTTACGCAGGCTCTTTTTACTGTCGCTGCCAATCTCCGCCTCGTACTCTACCGGCAATTCTTGCAGGTGCGCTATCGTATCAGCCTTAACCTTTTCAAATGCTTCATCGGCAGCAATCTTATTCATCTTCGTATCTTGCTTTGCAATAGCACGAATGTTTTTCAGTGCGTCGATAACGTCCATATAGTTCGCAAGGCTAAGCTGCGGCGCATTGGTCAAATCATTATTCGGGTTCAGAACAAACTCCGGCATAGAAATAATTTCGTCACCGTACTTTGCCTGCATCTCTGCAATGTAATCGCTAAGCGGCTGCACTTCTCTGCCGTTGGTGTTAAAGTCCTTGCGGTGATAGCCCATACGCTCCAGCAATGCGCACATTTGGAAGAAGTGCTGCTCTGTTCCCCACACTTCTTTCTTGCTGTGCATCTGCTTTCTGACGTACTTTCTTGCGCTTTCAATCTGATGTTTGGCCTTGACTGCTTCACGATACAAAGCGTGATTAATCATCTGCTGTTGCTTATACATAGCCGCTTCTTCCAAAAGGCCAGCTTTCGCAGCCTTGTTTGCATTAGCCGCCGCTCTGCGTTCTGCCATAGCAAATCTTCTCGGCTTCATAACTTCGCCTGCTGGCAAAGTCTGAATATAGCGTTTAGCAAAATTGTCTGCGTTCTGCTTCCGCACTTTAGCAATATTCTCACGCTCTTTTTGCTTAATATCCTTGTCGCTTATTTCGTTGAGTGCCTCATCAATAAGCTGTTGTTCAAGTGCAACCACTTCGCCGCTCTCGTCATTATAGAGTGCTTCCCTTGCCGCTTCTCTTGCCTGCTCACGCTCCTGCATGAAGTCGGGGAATCTGCGGTTCACGGCCTTGTCAATCTCTTGACGCACCATAGCTCTTTCACTCGGCGAAGTCAAAATATCCTGCGCCATAGCATCGCCGCTGTCATAGCCTAAGCTGTCAGCCACCCAGTCAAACAGTTCTCTCTGCTCGTTAGACAAGGCACGCTTTTTGCTCATCTCCACAAGGTCGACTTTATCCGGATTAGTTTCAAGCTCATGCTTCAAGGCTTTAAGCTCATTAAGCTCCGTAAGTTGTTCACCCTCTACCAACGTTTCGGCAATCTCTTTCAAGCCTTCTTCGCTTTTGAGCTTTGCTCTGTCACCGCCGTTGCGAACGTAGTTTCTCGCCCAGTTATCCTGCACGTCGCTACCCTCATTCTCATTGACGGTATAACCTTCGACAATCTCTCTTGCCATTTCATAGCCGCTGGCATAGCCGTTTTCCTCTGCTATCTGGTCAAAGAGTTCTTTTTGCTCCTGCGATAATTGATTGCGCTTACTTTCTTTTACCAGGTCGACACCTTCGGGGTCTGTTTCAAGTCTATGTTTCAAGGCTTGCAGTCTGTCCAGCTCATCTACAATATGCTTAAAGTCTGCCTTAATTTCAGCGTCGCCATAATCTAAACCGGTGCTACGCAAATCGTAGTAATCCGCTATATCTTCGCCTCTTGCAATCTTTTCAGCAATTCTTCTGCGTCCTTTTTTACTGGTCAAGTCGCTTACGCTGCCGCCGTAGTCATGAACGTATCTTGATACCCAGTTGACATTACGAATACTGTCACCTGCTTCATGGAATACAAGGCCTTCAATATCCGCTTGCTCTAAAGCTCGCTTAGTCCAATGACGTTTTCCGTCCTTGCCTATCTCACCAAAATCAACCAAGACTGCGCTTTGGTCCGGTATGCCTGCAAAGTCATTTGCATACTTGCCTTCTGTTCTATTGGTTGCGGCAAAGTAGCCCCACTTACCATTGATGAAAAACGCACGCTCACTCTTGACTGTATCTTGATATTCCGCAAGCTCACTTTCTATTCTGTCAGCAATAGGATTCAAAATATCATCAATAGCTCCGTTTGTATCTTTTAACAGTTCGTTATAGTTTATACGCTCATTACCATAAATATATTTTCTTGCAAGCCTACGCGGATTAGCTTCGATTGTTTCCCATTCGTTGATTTTTTGCTTGAAGTTAGCATGAGCCATGCCGTTTGCATCAACCACAAAAGACGGATTGACAACTGTTTTTTGACGCGCCTTGCTGAATGCCGCAACGAGCATATCTTCGGCGTTGGCAACACGCTCTTTAGAAAGTGCGCCGTATGTGTCGACTTCCGCTTGAAGATACTCAACTATCGGATTGAGTATATCGTCAATGCTGGCGTTGGTATCGTTCAGCATATCATTATAGTTTGGCAGGACGTTTCCTAAAACGTGCCTGTATTTTCTTGCTATAATCGCAGGATTAGCGAGTTTTGATTCTTGCCCGAATTCCTGCCCGACTTGCACTCTTGCACGATTGACAAGCTCACGTGCTACCGCTTCTTCAATCTGCGGCCGTATTTCTTCGACGAACGCTGCCTTTTCAGCTCTGCGCTTTGCACTGAAATCAGCCATAGCACGCCTTGTAAGAATATCCACGGCCTTGTCTTTAGCCTTCAAGATTTTATCTTGAAGTGCTTTTTTATTTTGTTCGGATAGCGTGGATGTGATATTGTCGGGTAAAGCGCCAAACATACCTTCCATGCGTGCCATAACTTCGATTTCTTCGCGGCAAGCCAGCATCCTGTCAAACACTTGCCGTACTTCCGGTGTCAGCTCTGCCGCATTTTCGCTTCTTGCTATCTTGCTATAAATAACTGATAACCAATTAGCGAACCTTTGGAACGCTCCACGCAGTCCCACGCTAGGCGCTTTGCCTTCCATGATATAAGTTTCAAAGGCTTCTGCTAATTTTTCATGTGCAGCTCTCTTTGCTTCAACGTCGCCGCTTGCCCATACATCAGCTTCAATACCTGCGTACTCCATGAGCTTTTTCGCATCAGCGTTTAGTCTTGTGTTGCTGGGGTCTGCCGATGCTTCGTTAATCATGGTTTCCACAAAGTAGTGTCCTGTTTCGTGGATAACTGTACTTGCATCTGCGCCCTTAAAAAGCGTGATAACATAAGTACCATCATCCATTGGGGAAATCATGCCTTTATCTTTCAGTGTACCATTGACAATTTTTTGTTGCTTGTAATTATCTGCTTTTTGTGATACACTATCAGCAAAAGAGGACGTTTTGTTTGAGATACTGGGCTGAGCCTTGAATTGCTCGGAACCCGAGGGCTTGAACGCGTCCTCTATTTTTTTATACTCACTTTCGTTAAAAACATTATGATTATAATATGATAATGATTTATCATTATGTTCTCTTACTGTAACAACTACATAACTTTTTTCACCATTAACATTCAGTGCAGAATGAATATAATAAAAATTCTCGTCTGAATGTTTTTCTTTTTGCGGCGCAGATTCTGTAACGAAATTACCATTCTCCATAATTTCACGTAAATAGCGCAATGCAAAAAGTTTTTCTTTTTTAGCGGAAGTGTGTTCCATTTTCTTTCTGCCACTTGTGCCAAATTTAATATTATTTTCTTGATACCCTTTATCTATTCTAATATCACCCAATACACCATTATGAACGCTCGTGCCTTGCAAGTTGTCCCTATACCATGCAAAAGCCTTTTTCTGCAAGCTCTTCAAATCTGAATAGTGTCCCATCTCATTTCCGGTAATATTAGTAGTATAGAATTGCTCTTTTTTAAGCACTCCTCCCTTGCTAAACCAGCCATTCTTTTGTTTAGCTTTGCCGCCATCTTCAAAGCGCAGCTTATTCTTTTGCAGCCATGCAGCAGGATTTTCGGGGTCTGCAATAAGTGCGCGGCTCTCCAGCACTAAGCGCAAATTGCCGGCATGAGATTTATTCATACCTGCTTTAGTAGCGCTGCCAACAATAGCGTCAAGTTCTGTGTCAAGCTCCGCGCTTGCCTGCCTGGTTAAGTTATAGCCTTCTCGCAGTTCTTTGCGTGTCTTTGCGCCGCCGTCCGACAATTCGCCGTTGCTGTCAAAATACATATTGTCTTTCGTAGCTTCAAACAGTGCATTGTCCTTAGCCATTGCCGCCGTAAACTTGCCACGGCTAATATCAATATCCTGCCCCAGCTCCGCCGCAGTTGCCACTTCTTCCGCCGTCACACCTAACTCCTCAAAAAGTTTATTGTTGTTGCTAATCTGCTTATAGCCTTCCAAGTCTTGCGCCGATACAGTAACAGTATCGTCCTCAAAGTTAGGATTATTCGCTTCAATTTCAGCCGCCGCACGTTCCGGATTAATGCCTGTTTCTTTGATTCGTTCAGCATCTGCTACTAACTTTGCCTTGCGTTCTTCGTTGGCTTTCAAAGCGACGTGCTCAACAACGCTGTCAACTGCAACCTTTGCACCGCTTGCAGTACCACCAAGAATAGCACCAATAAGGCCGCTATATCCTGCTTCCTTCAAGTTCTGCTGCCAGTTCTCGCCCCACTTCTCTGCAAGTTTGGCAGTGCTTGCGCCGGGGTTCTTTGCCCATAAGTCCGTAGCTTGCTCCGGGAATTCCTGCAATGCTTCGGTAACACCTTCTTCAAGGCCACGTTTGGTAACTTCCCATATCTTAGTTTTCAGTCCGCTACCGGCAGGCATCTTTTTAAGCAGTCTGCCAAGCGGCAGTTCTTCTAATACTGCCTGCGGGATTGCATTCATCAAGCCTGCCTCGGCTGCTCTGGTTGCGCTTACGCCCTCTTTTCGCAGTCGCAGGTATTGTTCGCCGCTGATGTTTGCACCATTGTAAAGCATACTGATAGCGTGTACAGTTTTTGCACCTGCACCGGCAGCACCTACACCTTTAGTCAGTGCAAGCTGTACTAAAAGCTGAATACCGTTTTCGGCCAAATCATAACCAAGTTGCCCAGCCGCCGTATCAGCCTTAACTTCTTCGCGCTTCAAAATCTCATCGGTGACATAGCCTAAAGCCTTGCTGATGTTCTCTGATTGGTCATACTCTTTAACAACATTCTTGTCACCCTTATGAGCTTCAATATTAGCGTCAACGGCCGCTTTAGCCGCACCGAATAAGCCACGCACCGAACCTTTAAGGCCGTTCATTACGGCAGTGCCTATGCCTGGTTTATCATCGTTGATGATGCTGCTAGTATCAATCGTCGGTGAGCTATTGCTCTTTACTGCCTGCGAAAACTTATTATATTCATCGTCGCTCATTTTTTGCAGGTCATAATAGCCTAAAGTTTCAGCAGGAGTTAAATTGCTGTCTGCACCTGTCGCATAACCGCCATTATACCAATCCTGTTTTTCGTTTCGCAGTCTTTGAAATTCTTTTTCGTTATCTTCCCAGCTCATTTAATAATCTCCATTCATAACCTCATCAAGATAGCCGCCGTTGACGTTGCCGTCGCTGCCGTCAAAATATGTTACGTGATACCAATCGTCAGCAATTTTTTCAGCTCTGGCTATACCTGCTTTTGCTAACAGTGCATCGTTGCCGCTAAAAGTTTTTGTGCTGTCCCACAAGAAGCCCGGCTTTGTTACATAAGAACCAAAAGTCCGTGTGGTGATAGCCTGCTTCATGGCATCAACTAATACTGATTCATCCGGGTTCATGCCGTTGTGTTTGGCGCGGTACGTTCGTACCCACTGTTTGCCGTATATCTTTAGCCCTTGTTTTACTTTATCGTTAGAAGAAGTACCCATTACATACTTGCAAAGGCCGTCCCAATCATAAGCATATTCGCCTGCGCCACTCAACCAATTATCATAAGACTTATCTAATGAATTCATATCTGAATTAGTTGCTCCGTGGCTTCTTGCAAAAGCTAAAAATTCTGCCTTAGATTTAAACCTGCCTGCTTCCAGCATAGAAATTACTGCTTCTTTGCCGTCACTGCCAAGTTTAGCTATGGCTTCACGTCCACCGCCACCACTGCTTCCGCTTCTGCCTTGCGGTCCGTATATCGCCTCCACCGCATTACGGTATGTTACGTACTTGTCGGGGTCACTGCCTGCCTGGTTAGTAGCCCACGTCATAGCTTCACTGTAGCTTGTACCGTTATTAAACATAGCAAATATCTCATTCTTTATTCCTTCAAAAAGTTTGTTTTTCTTATAAGTTTCTATTCTGTCATGGTCTGCCTTAATAATGCGGTACTGCTTCATAATGCGGTCTTGCCCGTCTAGGCTTATATGTTTGTGTGCTACTGTGCCGCCTTTATAGTCCGTAAAGTCCAAATCAAGGTGCCCGCCCGTAGAGTTTGGCGATGGATTAGAATATTCGTCCAATACCTTGATTCCTTTGCTTTGCATATAAGAAATAAATTTCTTGCGATTGTCTGCGTTCTCTAGCCAGTCAGCTGCAACATCAAGTTTGACACCTGCGCCGTGGCTGTGCTCACCGGCAGCGTGAATATCTGTACTATCCGTGCCGCTAGTGACAATAAGCTGTGCGCCGCTCAATGTGTTAAATTCTTTCGCAATATCAGAAAGGCCGATGGTTACTTGCTGCTTTACGCCATCAAGGGAAACACCGCTGTTCCTTACCCATGTAGTGCCTTCTGCCTGCGTTTCGACTTTGCCGCCTTCTGGTGAAAAAGCGTCCATGTTTTCAACCTCTTTGCGCACTGCTTCTTCATCGTCGCCATATTTAGCATACAAATCTTTAGCAGTATTTCTTTCAAAAGCGCTGCTCTCTTTATCGTATGCCACCTTCTCAAAAGCGGCGCGCTGATTAGCAGTCAGATAACTGCCGTATTTATCCATGATGTTACGCATAGTGCCATAATCTTCATTGGTGATGCTTGCGCCGACGGCACTTGCTACCACCTGCCCAATGTTGGCTCTGCTCTTAGATTCGATAAACTCTGCGCCACGCTTGCCATATATAGCACTTGTCAGTAGCTGTGTACGGATAATCTCATCTTGCAGCGCCTGCGGATTGTTCCAGTTCTTCTGTACAAACTCGCAGGAGTTCTGAATATTATTGTCATAGCGCAAATCAGTGACTGCCTCTTTCTGCTTCTGCTCGTATTGGTCGACGGTCTGGAAGCCTTGCTGCGCACTCTGATACATTAAATGGTCAAGTGCAAGCTGATTCTTTTTGCTATGCAATTTAGTGTTGCTCAACACATCCTGCCTTGCCTTGTTTATCTGCTCCGTATAACTGCTGCTTGCACCGGCAGTGCCTTCTAATTTTGTATTCATGAGGCCGCTTTCGTCATTGTACATGATGTTATAGCGGCTCTTATTGAATATGTCCATAGCATTAAGGATAGACTGTTTATCTTCATCTTCCTGCTGCGCTTCTACTGCTACCGCCCATTTGTTGGCGGCACCGGCAATAGCGGCAAGTCCTTTGCCGCCGCTGCCATAAGCGTTAAGGTCACTTGATACTTTGACAGTCGCACCGCTGCCAGCACCTAAATTGACGCTGCCTTGATAACCTGCAATCTTCATACTGTACCTCCCTTACCAGCTCCATTTAGTAAAGCCTGTATTATCCATGAACGGATTATTCTTCTTTGCCTGGTTATAAAGATTAAAGCCGTTCATATTGCTAGCAGGAAGATTGAAATCACTGTTAGCATCGTACCATTCATCACCGCTTACTGTAGTTGTTCCCTTGCTGCCGCCAATCATGCCTTTAGAGTAAGCGTTCGCCGCCGCACCTACAAGCGTACTAAACATCTGCATTTTGCCGTTGGCTTTAGCGTTCTTTGCCGCCGCATTATATGCGCTTGCTTGGTTGCGGTAATTGACTTCGTTTACATAAGTGCTCCACGCATCATTACGCTGATTCTGCAACAGATTCATGCTGTCTTTTCTGTAAGCGTCCTCACTGCTTGAAAGAATATCACTGACACTGCCGCTGTCGGTTAGGCCGCTACTGCCTGCCGCCGCCAGCGCCTGTCCCCTTGCAAGCCTCATTCTATCGTTGAGCTGGCTTTGCTTCTGCGCATATGCTTCTGCCTGCTGCTCACGCTGGCGGCTCATAATAGCCGCGTTCTGCTGTGCGGCCTGCGCCTGCGCTTTATATGCCTGCTCCTGCTGTTTGGCCTGCTGATGCTGGCCGCTTAACTGCATAACAGTTTGCAGCCCCATTAAGATACCAAGTGTGCCCATTGCGCTCACTCCCCCCTGTATGGAATATAAAACTGATAAAACTTCTTGCCGTCCCAACCTACTTTAGGCTCTACCAAGAATACCGCCCCCAAGTGTCTTAAATAGTTAATGCTTGTGCGGTTCTTCTCATAGACAATATTGTGCAGCAGTCCATGCTGCCGCGCCCATTCATTTAATACTCTTTTGGCTTCCTTGAAAAGCAGGCTCTTTGTGTAACCATTGTAAAGTTCGTTCGTGCCTACCATCCAAATACCGCGCCCCGGCGCGCCCCATTCCATAGTCCCCTTGCCGAATATCGCAAGCAGTTTGCCGTCCTCACCACGGTACACCCTTGTTTCTTCGTCAAGCTTGATACTGACGATGAGCACAAATACCGGGTCACTGCTTGCTTCCAAATCTTCCTTATCGTGCGGCCGTATATCTTGCATAAGTTCTTCAATCAACGGCACGACATTTTCTTTTGACTTGTTATCAAGAATTTCAACAGTCCACTTCTTAGCCACCAAAAGACACCTCCCGCACTACCGCCAGCAAGTTAAAAGGATACGGCTCATCCGTAACGATAATCACTCTGCCTTCGTTGTTAAAGCCGCCAATAGGCAAAGTCATATGCTTGTCGCCGGTAAATAATTTAATATCGCTCACTGCGTTCTGCTCATCAAAATTCATCAAGTCCAAAGTATTTATATCTGGGCCAACCATACCGCCAAGAGAATTACTTAAACGCAGGATGCAGTTACTAATCTGCTTTTTACGTCCTTGCATAGTGCCGTCACCCGTCTTAATTTCGACGTTTGGCAGTTCCACGATACTTCTATAGGGCAAGCCAATAAAAGCGTGTTGTACGGCCGCTGGGAGCGTCACAGTGCCGTCTTGGCTTACAGTCAGTCCGCTATACACTCTTCCGTCGCCGATAACAGCAACTTTTTCGCCTGCCAGCTCTGCCACGTCGATTTCCGTAGCCCCACTGCTCTTTTCAGCAGTGCTATACTCAATAGCATTATCAAGCATAATATAATCATCGGGGTTATTGCTCTTTGCAGGATTCTTTGCCAAATACTCGATATTGCGTACTGTCACGCCGTTTATCTCTCGTTGCACTACAAGATAAATAATATCTTCATCGCATTCCTGCACTGCCGCCACTGCTTCAATCTTGCCTTGCGTTTCTATCGTCGACCAAGCATATACTTTCTGTTCCATGATGTAGGATAAGCAAGCCATAGTCCCGTCACTTCTCACAAAATATATAGTGCTGTCGGGTTCCTGCTTATATGCACTGTCGACAATCTGTACATTCTCTATGATATGCTTTGCCAGCAATGTTAAGTCATTGCCGCCGTAGCTGTCTGTTTCATAGCTATATGCCATATCCCTTACAGTGCTTCCACGGCCTTGTACAAACACGATTCTGCCGCCAATCATCAGCGGCTCAACAGTGCTGCATCCGCGTGTAGTCTGCATTTTGGGAACGGCTTTAGATGGTGTTACAGTATCGCTGCCGCTTACTGTCCATTCGTTACCGGCAGTCAAGACGATTAAATCGGTACTTGCTATAAGGTGTAAAATCTTAAACTGCTTGCGGCTCACAAAGGCAAGTGCTACTGCGCTATCATCAGTAACAGTGCCGCTGGCTTTCTCTACACTGAAATTGCCGTAGTCACCGGTTCTGCTCATCCATACCATGTAAGGCTGCTTCTTCGTGCCGCCAAAACATAGTCTGTCCTGGAAAAAGCAAAGTGTTTGCGGATAGCCAAATTCTTCACTCCATGCGCCCCATAAGAAATTAGTTGTCATATCCGTTGAGCCAAGTTCTTTTTCGACATGGGCTTTAGCTGTACTGTCGCTAGTGATTTCAGTGAGTTTTACAACTCCTTCCGCATTGTAGGCCATTGCTGTTAAATCAACAGTGCAAGTACCGCTAGTTATAGCACATACCGCCCTTAAAAATACCGGTTCTGTTACGCTGCCGCTTTCGGACGGGTTGTAATCGTCCTTAGAGGTATATTTCCTATATTCCTTCCAGCTTTCGCCATCGTCACTCTTTTCTACGGTAAAGCTGCCGCTCCAGGTTCCGTGACTGATAACCTTCCAATTTTCGCCTACGCGCACTCTTTCAGTAGTGCCGTTGCTGGTTGATACAGTCTTGCTTGCAATCTCTTGCTTAAGTTTTATGCACGCACCAGGCTTGCTACTAACGAAAATATTCTTGTTGCTCGTCAAGGTAATATCGCCTTGCGTTCCCGAAGGTGTCAATTCTTTATTGTCGGTATATAAAATCTTTACCCAGCCATTAGCGCCCGCTTTGCCGCTGTTATCGTTATATTTAGTGCCTGCAATACCGCCAATACCGCCACCACCTGCGCCGTATGTTGCGCCTTGCGTGCCCTTTGTGCTTTCAATAGATTCACGGCTACCACCACCGCCGCCCGTGCCGCCTCTGCCAACCAAGCCGCACGCCGTACTATTTCCGCCATTGCCGCCGCTAGAGGCTGTTCCGTAATTGCCTTTGCCGCTTCCGCCAGCGCCGCCGCTACCGACTGTAATCGTATAGCTTGTATCTTTAGACAACGTGACTGTTTTTATTATACGTTCGCCATTGCCACCTGCGCCGCCGCCAACACAATAGTAATGGTGTCCGTGATTACTCGGTTTTGAATATTTAACGCCGCCACCGCCACCGCCGCCGGCACCAGCTATATCAATCTGATATTCACCGGTAACAGTCGGTTGAAATTGGTAAGTGCCGGGTGACGTATAGCTTATGCCGCTATAACTTTCAAGTGAGTTTTGCTCATCAAAATACATATCCGTAATTTCAAAATCAGCAAACCGCCAGTCAGTGTCTGAATATCTTGCAAGCTGTTTTACGGGATATTTGCCGCTGGCGATAAACATAGTATCTGCGCTTTGAACAAATCTCAAATCTTGCAGCATATCTGCCGTGTACGGTGTCATAACTTCTATGTTTATATAAAGTCCATTCTTATGCACTCTTATATATTTCTCGCCAATCTCCAAAAGATAGTCGGTGCTGTCTGCGCCGTTGAACGGTACCAAGATGCACGCTTTATCGTTATATTTCGTTCGTGCCATATACTTCATGCCCGGTCTGCGATAAATAGGGCCGTGCGGCTTGATAAGGCAGTTATAGGCTTGCAGTACCGCAAACTGGTACTTATCTAAATCGACGCGGTTGGCAACTTCGGCGCTGATTTCGCCGCCGGTAAATGCAGGCTGCAATAAATAATAAGGTGTTAACCCACTAGCCATAATTACGCCCTCCCGTCAAAGTATTTACTCGGGTAGTCCGGCAATTCTTTCTTTTCGCTTGCCGTGGTATACTTCGCTTTCTGTAATGCCGCCATTGCAAGCTGATACTGTGTCTGCTGCAAGCCGCTGTTGCCGGTCAGTTGTACGCAGATATTAAACGCCAGCATATGAGTAAACGCGCTCAAAAAATCACTTGAAAACATTTCCACGTCGTCAACATCATAGGTATATTCAAGCCACGCAGCAGGGATATTGCAGCCTATACCAAGCACGTTGTCACTTGCCATATATAAGTCCCACTCTTCCTGCTGCTGTTCGCCTGCCCTTATCATTGCGCCGGTGTCAGCGTCAAATATCTTGCGCACAGCAAGGCACTTTTCGGGGTAGGCGTAAACGTGGGACCAGTACGGAGATTCAATGCTAAGTTCTGCCAGCTTGCTCACGCGCTTTGCAAATCCCCAAGTGTAGCTTCTCAATAGCTCTTTACGTGTGCTATCGTAAAACAACTTGCATTGTCTTCCCTGTTCCGACTGCTCATCTATATTGCTTATACGGCCTTTGGCGATATGAGCCAGTGCCATATTACATACATCGGTAATGTTAAGCATTTTAACTATTCCTCCTTGATTATTAAAAAAGGGAAGAGCTTATCGCCCTCCCCTTAAAGTACTAAATCAGCCCGGCCAGTTCGGAACAGTTTCAGTCAAGCCAGCAGTCAGTTTGCCGCCGCTTGCGCCGGTAACAGTTAGTCTGGAAAAAGTCTTCATGCCATACGGCAATTTAGCCGCAACCAAAATGCCCTTCTTGCTGGCGGCAAGAGTATAAGTTGCAACAACGGTTTTAGTGCCGAAGCTTTCGCTGTCGGAAGTTTCCAGCGCCGCAGTGATAGTACCGCTAGTAGCTAAGGCGGTCGGCGCAGTGATAACAAGAAATAACGGGTCAGCCGCATCACCGCCGCCAACGTTCGCAATTACATTGCTGGTCAAGGAATTGTCCATGTACATATTTTGCTGGTCAAAAATCATTGTTATTCACTCCTTCCGGTTATTGTACTGCCGCTTCGGTTTCGCTTTGGCAGTCAAGTTTCTTAATCTGAATACCTGCAAGGTACAGTTTAGGCGGTGCGTTCATAAAGTCTTGACGGGTAACATGAACATTGTTCTTGTTGTTCAAATAGCATTCCAACCAAGAATATACACTGTCAGATACATATGCAACGGGTGCTTTCGGGTCTTGCAGTCTGTTCTTTGCAAAGATGAATTTATTCATCAGTTCGCGCTGCGCGCTGTCAGTCAAAGAGTTCAGTTTGGTAACGTCGATGTTGCACACACGCACAATAGAGCGAACGTTCTGTACTGCTAAGCCGCACTTCCAAGAGTACAAGGTCTGCAATGCACGGAACGGCTTGTTGTTCTCGTCGTATACATCACTTTCGCCCAAGTCCTCGGTCTTTAAGCCTGCCTGGGTGCCTTTAGGATATACACCCATTACGCGGCGGTCGCCCCAGTCTACGAAGTAGATAGAAGCATTAGTGTTAGTACCAGCAGTACCTGCACTAATTACCTGGTGGCCTGGAGTGCCTTTGCCGCCGTCGGTCAAAGTATTGTAGCGTACCGCAATACCATTGAAAGTGTCCGGGTCATCATCCAAGTTGCCGTACAAGAATTGACGTGCGACGTATTGGCCCATGCCTTCTACGTGCGCATCATCCTCTGCCATGCGGAACGCCTGCGGATTCGGTTTGCCGGAAAGCAGTTCAACGTCCACGCAGGAACGGTCCTCCAAGTGCATACATACATCAATGCGCTGCTTTACAGTGCCTTTAGTCGGAGAAGTACCGCGGTTAATACGGCGGATAGACGGAGAAGGCAGGCTTGCACGAATAGTAGTTTTAGTACCAATCGGCAAATCGCCTTCCATCCACCGAATATCTTCCATAATCGGATTAGATTCGTTAAGCACTTCCATAACGCGGTCAATAGCGCCTTGCGGAGTTAAATACTTTCGTAAGTCACTCATAGTTTGGGAGTAACCAATAGTAGCCATAATTTCATCATCCTTCCTGTTTTTTAATTAAAAATTAAAGATTATTTGTACCTGCTCCAGTCGGTTTTTGGGTACATGTTTGCTGCCATACCTTGTGCGGCGTTCAAGCCTTGTGCGCCGTTTTGTGCGGTCATTCCTGGGTCCTCACCAAGCAATTCACCAAGTTTAGCAAATGCTCTCACGATAGCAATTTGATTTCCTGCGCCAGTGATTTCCAATGCTTCACGCACATTCAAGCCCGGATAAATTACCTCTAACTTGCGGCATGCAGTATCACAAAGGCCTTGTACTTTGCCCAGGTCTGCGCCCAGTGCTGTTTTAGCCTCGTCGCCCCATTTAGCAATTTCTTGCGCGCGGAGCTGTTCCACGCCTTGCACTACACGGCTTGCATACTCTGTGCCATACTTCGCAAGCGCTCTTGCCTGGTCATTGCTAAGATTCATTCCTTTGATGACATCTACAAAGCGTCCTTGCTCATCAGCACTAAGCTCATAGCCTTCCGGCATCTCTACTCCTGCAAAGTCATAATTCACTGTGCCGGGCTGCTGTTGTGTTCCTTGCCCATTACTTCCGTTCCCTGCAATAGTGCCGGAAGCACTTGTATTATTAGTTGCATTAGTAGTCGGTTCTGTTTGCTGCTGTTGCGCCGTGGTATCGGGCTGCTGTTGTGTGCCTTCACCGTTTACAACTGTGTTTTCGCCATTCTCGCCCATTAGTTATTCCTCCTTGTTGTTATCTACATATTCCACTGCTAACTCTTGCAGTTTCAGTTGGAATTCTGCATACTCCATTTCAGCCTGCTGCTTTAGTTCTATGCCTTGCAGTCCAAGTGCCAAAATGCTTTTTATAATACCTAAGCCTACGTCGCGGCGGCCTTCGTTGTAGAAAGTCTTGCTGTTGCCGGTAAAGCACATAGAGTTTACTTTGGTTACATCAAGCATACGCATCAAGAACCAGCGCCCGCTTTCGCTCCCTAGCAGGTCAAGTAGGGCCTCTTTATCCCTTCTTGCCTGTTCTCTTACCATGTACTCTGTCAGCAGTGCCTGCTTTCTATCATCGCCGGTATTGGATTTATATTTAAACTGCTCGCTCATTATTCCCAACCTCCCGGCACGCCTAGCCAGCTTGTAATAGCCGGATTGGAATCATTCGCCGCCGCAGTAAGATTTTTGGCCGCCTCTGCCGCAGGAGCCGCAGCCTGTGCCATTGCCAAGCCTTCCTGCATTTCCTGCTGCCGTTGCATTTCCTGCTGCTCTTGTTTGAGCATTTCTTGTACTTCTTCATCACTGCGCAATGCCATCGCAGGCACGCCAAGCATTTCAAAGTATTTTGTAATAGCACCCAACGGGTTAATCTTCTTCGTAACTTCTGGCCATACTTGCGCCATCTGTCCGGTTTGTGCTATCGCCTGTTCGATATTCACAAGTCCGCTCATCTTCTGCGCCTGCGCCAAAGGTGAAATATAGTCCACTTCTACATCCTCTTCACTCAAAATGTCTTGTAGTTCTTCCGGTACCGGTGGGAATCCACCGCTTCTGTCGATGATGTTATATACACGTTGAAGAATCAGTGTTAAGAATTCATCCTGCAATCGCTCAACCACCGGGCCTAGCTGTTGCAGTTTTTCCTGCGTTCTCTCCATAACCTCTCTAGCAGTCATGCGGCTATTATCAAGGTTATCTAACATCAAGAACAAATCAGCACTGTATGCTCTCTTTATAGCATCCTCAACGCGAATAATTTCTTCCTGCGCGTCCTTCAAGTCAAGGTCAACCGCGAACAAAGGCTTAACCATATCTTGCGTCTGGTCATCTACGGCTGTTAGACCGCCAGGCATCAAGTTAATACCGCCGTTATTCATAAGGCTTGGACTGCCTTGCATCGGCGGCTTTATCTTTAACTCTATTGCTGTGAGATAATCTTTTTTCAGCAGTTGCAGCATTTTACTGTCGCCTTCTGCAAACCACGCAGGACCTCTTGCGTATGCCTCATTGCCGCTGACAAGATAACGCGCTACCGGTACTGCTTCTTCTTCAAAGCCGCCAACATACAAGTATTCGTCACTCTCTGACTTTTCCAACCAGTACACGCTTCTATACGGCATATTCAGTCTGTCCATGTAGCCAGGCAGCTTATCACTGTTAGGCTCTACCATCCAGCAGACTTTATACTTCTTAGTAAGATTGGTCTGATTGTCTAACAGTCCTTTCAGATTGTCGGGCAAAGCGTCTACGCCGAAGCAGTCTGCTAGCTGCTGCAAAGTCATATCGTACTTTCTTGCAAAAGTAGTTACCTTGCCGAAGCCGTCTGCTTCAAGTGCATAAGTACCGATTGTCATTGTCTGAAACCTCACGCCGTTTTCTGCGTCGTAGAATATAGCCATCGGGCACTGTCCAAAAGGCAATTCCAGATATACAGTATGGATGCTGTTATAGAAGTTGCTCTTTGCAAGCACGCTTGATACAATCTCTTGTCTTGTGTCAAGCACCTTCATAGCCTCAACATTCGTATTCAGTTCCGGCCGTCTATATGCAAATCTGAACCACTGGCGGCTCGGCGGTGTAAGTCCGCTCATAACGCCAGCAGCGAATACCTGTGCCGCTCTCCAAGCTACCCCGTGCACAATCTTTAAGTCACGTCTGCGTGCGGGATTGGTCTTGTCTGCCGTATCGTCAAACTCTCCGACAAACGGGAGCTGATAATCTCTTATCTCTTTCCATCTGTCTACCCAATCTCGCCTATCCTCGTACATGCTTTTAAGCTTACGCACCAAACGTTGGCGGTCCGGCAAGTTCTTTTTCAGCCGCACCCCGTCACTAGGAAGTGTTCCCTGTGGCTTGCTCGCCGCTATCGTTTGAAAGTTCATAAGCTGTTACCTCTTAGCCTAAAGTATTACGGCCGCCCTCGCCGCCACTAGCAATAGTGCTTGTCTGCGTTGATGCAAAGCCTTTACGCTTCTTCTTGTTATTATCGCCGCCGGTCGCAACTTCGCTGCTTGTCGCAACGGTAGTCGGTGCCGGGTCCACCTTTTCAATAGTCGGCATATTACCGCCGCCGAATAATTTTGCAATACCACCCATTTTTAAATCGCCCCCATAATTGAATATTCTGTGTTGCACATCAGCACTTTAGGCTTTCTATCGTCAAGCCCTAATTGCCTTAATGGAACCTTCCTTGCAAATGTTAGTGCCAGGCCGTCTGCAAGGTCCGGGGAACGCCCTAGCTTTTCTTTTATTTCTTCTTTAGGCGTTAACATTAAACGCCCATTCTTAGAATACTTATAGTGAATGACTGCAAGTTCTTCTCTTAATCCCGGTTCCTCCGGCAAAGCACCGCCAGCCTCTATCCACTCTTTCAGCTTGAAGTACATCTCCGCTCTGATATTCTCATATCGCTTATTCTCAATCGCTGCACCTTGAAATGGTATCTCTCTTAGCGCCGTGTACCCCATCTGCCTCAATCTGTCGACTACGCCAGCACCCATGTTGGCAACGTCTATAAAGGTCATATCTGCTTTATTTTCATCCATTGCCAAAGCAATATAATCTGCCGTCTGCATTGTGTTCAGTTTCTTATAAACTCTCGGCCTTGGGTACACCATTAGTCCCTTACGCTGCCATATGCACGTCCTGTCATCACCAAAACGCGCTATATCTGCGCCCTGGATAAGCGGCATATCATACGGAATATCCTTTTCCGTCAGCTCACGCCCAAAGGCTTTATCAAGCTCTTCCAGGCTGAAAAGCTCATTAATTGCCGATACACTAAAGTCACACAAATACTCTTGTCTAAACTCTACCTCCGGCATATCCTCTTTTAATTCTTCGATACTCTTTGCGTCTATAATGCCGCTATCGTACACGTTTGACAAATACGCAAAATAACGCTTATTCGTCTTTGCCTTCTTGTACATCTCATAGAAATTGTTCTGCCCCTTGGGTGTACCGATGAAATAGCAATAGCCTTTTCTGTCGCCGTTCTCTATCGCAGGTCGGATTATCTGCGTCCACATCTCCGGCTTCATATCCGAATATTCGTCAAGTATTACGCCGTCCCAATATGTACCGCGCAATGCGTCCGGATTATTCGCACCAACGATATATATCCTTGCTCCCTGCGCTCCAGGCACTTTACTAGGGAATTCAACATACTTTTTAGTTTCGTTCACCTTAATGCCTTCTATGACGCTTGTGTAATACTTCAATGGTCCCCATGCGATAATTTCCATCTGTGCACTGAACGGACCTACCAAAGCATACTGCGGGCTGATTAAGTCGCTCTGCAAAGCATCCCTTATAAGGTGATTGACCATTCCGATTGTTTTACCAAAACGGCGGTGTGCTACGATTACTGCAAAGCGGTGTCTGCTTAATTCCTTGTGCAGGACCTTCGCCCATGCAGGCCGCGGAGTATATGGTATCTCTATTATGTTTTCCATGTTTACCCCCTTGAAAAATTCGTTTTGGTAATTTTTGGTATTTACCTCCCCCGGCGGCTGCGAATTTTTGGGGACCCACCCCCACTCAACGCCAGCGGAAAAGGCAACAATCAATTTCAGATTTTGCGAAAAGCCAGGGAAATCACCAACGCCAACGCCGCCAAACAAAAGCCAGAACCAACCGCCAACCAAAAGCAAAAACATTGTAGGGCTGCCGATTCGCCTGGCCTACTCCTGCAGCCAACATCATCAGCCAGGCCGCCAACATCTGCAGCCGTATCAGCCAGGGCCGCCGCTGGAAGGGCAGCATCTGCAGCAGCACAGATAATTATTTTACGTCCGATAATAAGGATTATGTTAAAAGAGCTATCTATGTTTGTGTTTTGGTAGCATCTTCTGAACAATCGTTTACTACCACGGCTTCCTCTGCCGCGCCCCAATGATACACAGCCGGGCCCTTGTTAGCGTGCGTCTGCTTGTCAAACGCGCCCACGCTATCAGCATATAGCTTAGACGCGGTTAGCTTGTCCTTATTGCTGGCCTTGGGATCCGTCATTATCTTAAGCCAATAGGCCTGCAGGTCCTGCACAGCCAGGACGGCTACGGCTGCGCCCTGCTGTTTGAGCAACGCCGCACACTCCTCTAACGTCTGCGGCTGGGTGACTATTGCCGGCGGCCTGCCTCTTGTTGGTGTATTTGTGTTACTTAATAAACTTTTAATTTTAAACATTTCTGTCACATTCTCGTTACAAACTATGTAACTGTATATACAATTAATATTATCAATAATGACAATCAGTAAACAATATATAAACAATACATATTGAAAAGATAATCATTATTTACCAAAAAAAAGACAATAAAAAATGATTGAAAGAACTTATCTGACAATCATCGATAATTTTTATTTATTATCTTGCTATAAATTATATGCCTTAAAAAATGCTATTAAATCAATGATACTTTTTTAAATCTTTGTGAACGCCGTTAATCTATTATAAATGTTGCTGAATAAAAAAGAACGGCCGCACGCTGAACATCTGCCAGCGTGCGGCCGTTGCTATCCTCTTATAATGTTGTTATTTGGCTTGCGCATCATCTGCGGGGCTGCCGTCGCTATCAGCTGGCGGCGTTGACGCCGGAACAGACACAGCGACGCGCCCGGCCTTGTCAACCAGAGCCAGGCTATATCCGCATAGTTCCGCCGCCGTCGCTAGCTCATCAGCGGACCAGCGGCCGCGGCTCAACTTATCATTAATGCTTTGTGCGTTGGCCACGCCCAGCGCAGCCGCCAGAGCCGACCGCTTAACCCGCGCGCTATCCAGCGCATACTTTATAGCTTGGCTTGCTTGTTTGCTCATGTTTTACCCTCCAATCTTGTTTATCTACATTATATAGCCGCCGCGCCTAAAAAACAAGTCAAAAAAAATATAAAAATATCCGTTTTAGCTATTGACAAGTATAGTCATATACGCTATAATCATAGACATAGAAAACAAGCAACTAGCCAACACGGCTACCTGCGGGGCTGCCGTCGCTATCTGCTGGCGGCGCTGGGAACGTCAGAACTGCGCGCCCGGCGTCATCTACAAACGCCAGGCGAACGCCGCACACGTCCGCCAACTTAATTAAATCATCGACCGCCCAGCTGTTACGGCTCAATTTGTTCCGGATGGCCGGAACAGTTATGCCCAGGCCGTCCGCCAGCTGCTGGCTGCTGCGGCTGCGCATAGCAATTAGCCCCTTGATTATAGCTTTACTGTTATCCATGTTTTACACCTCCGTTATTTGTTGTCTACATTATACCGCATAGCGGTGTAATTGTCACCAAAAAAAATAAAAAATAATCAAAAAAGGTATTGACAAGCATAATCAACGGCGTTATAATGTAACCGTAATCAAGATACGGATACCGAATAGCGGTATACATTTAAGGAGGAACAAAAAATGACTAAACGCATGGAACAAACTCAAAACGCTAAAATGGTTCAGCTGGCGCTTTTCCGTGAATACGGCTTCCAGCCGTGCTTGAAAGACATTAAAATTCTGAACACCCGCGACTTTGACGAATTCCCGGGGCACGTTGAAGCACTCTACACGGTAGTCAAAGGCCATTTCTACAATGTCTTTTTTGATGTTACCGGCGAAGCAACCGTTTACAAATATTAAGGAGGACGAAAACAATGAAAATTAAAAACCTGCGTATCAAACAACTTATGAAGGTTGCTCAGCTCATGAACCGCTACCCGGCATTAAGTGAGGCACAACAGGAAGTCTATCAATACGCAACCAACATCGTATATCTGATTTTTTAAAGCTGACGGCGGCCCCGTTGGGGGCCGTAAAGCTGCCAGGCAGAAGGTCCGAAGCCCTAGCCAACAGCCGAAAGGAGAGAATAAGAAAATGACTTTTGAAAAGTATAATGCTAATCCGGAAAACAAAAATATCGGTGATTGCTCAATTAGAGCTATCTGCACGGCAACCCCGTTAACCTACCAGCAGGCGAAAAAGCTGCTGGAAACAAAGGTTTTTGAAAGCGGCGCCGCTTGGAACACCGTAGAGAACATCGCCGCCGCCCTGGCTGACCTGGGAATCAAGGTTGAAGCCGCCAGCCGTGAAACAGTCAACAACTTTACAAAACATTGCGACACCGGCGCTAGTTACGTTGTGTTTGTAGCAAAACACGCCGTAGCCGTTGTTAACGGCGTTATATATGATACATGGGATAGCAGCCGTTGTTTTGTTAAATTAATTGCAAAGGTTAGCCGCGAGAAATTCGCGGAATTAAAAGCCAAATATAACCCCGAACCGAAAAAGGAGGAACGGAAAATTATGGACTGGAAAGAAATTTTTGCCGCTTGCGAAACCATTGAGGACTTGAAGAAGGCTTTTAAAAAAGCCTGCATGCAATGCCACCCGGACAAAGGCGGCACGGCTGCCGAATTTAAGGCAATGACCGCAGCGCATGACAAGCGCGCCGCAGAAATTGCGGAAAATGAAAGCCGCCAGGAGTGGCAGCGCAACAAGAAGGCGGACGGCACATACAAGACCGCCGACGAAATCCTGCAAGAACAGGCGGAATTTACCGAAATCCTGGCCGTGTTGATGGGCTTGAAAGGCCTTGAAATCGAGATTTGCGGTAATTGGTTATGGATAGGCGGCGAAACAAAAGCCGCCAAAGACACGCTAAAGGCCGCCGGCTGCAGATGGGCCAGCAAGAAAAAACTTTGGTACTGGCACGCTGGCGAATGGGTTAAGAAGGTACGCCGTACGTTGACCATGGACCAAATCCGCGACCTGCACGGCAGCGAGTTTTTGAAATACCGCCCGGAAACAATGTTGTTACAATAGCCGAAACGCCGCCGAAAGCGGCGTATACCGGGGACTGGCCGCCCCGGTACTGATGAGGCAGGCCAAAAACTGAACCTTGAAAACTTTAAAGGAGGCAAAAAATAATGAACAAAGCCGAACAATTAGCTAAAGCTATAGAAACGAGCCTGGCAGCGGCAGAACCGCGCCGCGCGTTATGCTGGCGTTTATGCCGTGAACACGTGGCACGTGTTACACCAGCGGAAAGCGTCGCCGACCTGGCAAACCATTTTGCCGCCGAATTTTTCGCCGCCGAAGCGGTAAACGCAGAAGCGCAGGCCGTTTGTCGCTGCTATATCGCATATACCGATATTTTCAAAGTGGAAACGCGCGAGAAAAGCGCACGGCTGAAGCCTATCCGCGACGCTGTCCGCGCCGCTGGTTACTCTGTGACTTACGATGTCACTACAATAAGTTACGGCATCGGCCGCGAGCACGTGAGCACGAGTTTTACGGTTGGCTCGTGGGACCACCCCGGCAATGCTTGGAACAATCGCATTTTAAACGGCGATTACATGCGCAACGAGCTGAAGCGCCTGGAAAAGCAGGCCAGCGGCAAAAGCCCGGCCGAGATTATCAGCGACGCGGAAGCGGCGGCGGCGGCCTGGAAGATGTTGGAAAAGCAGCAAAAGGCATATGAACAGAATATTCTTGTTTTACGAAAAATGCTGCAGGCCGTCACTTTTGACGATTGGAATGATTGGAAAGTTAACGCTTATTAAAGGAGGCTTTAAAGTGAAGCGAAAGAAATTCTATCAGCTTGACGGCGTATATCGTAGTCATAATCTTATTATTGACCTTGCGAATAATTGCAACGTTGCAATTTACGGCCCGAAAGTGTTCTTTGTTTGCTGGTTCCTTGCTGGCAACCCCGACCGCATATATAAAGCGGAAATATACGGAACCAGCGTAAGTATGTTTTGTTTAGACCGCTGAATCAGCGACTTAAACTATTCAACCCACTACACCGGCAGGAAAGCCGCCGCCGGTGTAGAATATTAATAGGCAGAAGCGATTTTTTAGGAGGAATCAACCATGAGAAATTATTTGACTGAGACAAAGTGGAGCGCAAAGCAGGCTGCCCGCCCCGCTTATATTTCGGGCCTGCGCGACCCTCAAAACGGCGCTTGCTACACCTGGACCGACCAAAGCGCCGCAGAAAATACAGCAACGCCGGTTATTGAGTGCGACCCCGCCACCGGAGAAGCAAAAGCAGAAGCGTACCCCGTGCATGTTTGCAAAGTTGTAGCAAAATACGTCGACATCAACACCGAGCATTTTTTGGGCTGGACCTTTGGAAGCGAAGATATTTATTTAGAGGTAAAGACCTTACGTACCCGCGTGAAAGAAGCAGTTGATAATCCTAAAGATATGGAAGGCGACAGCCTTGACAAATTGTTGGCTATAGCCTATTATATGGGCCGTGAAGAAGCAACCCGCGAAGTGAGCGATAAATACAACGCCCACCTTGCAGCGCAGCACGAACGCGCGGAGGCTTGCCGTTATTATAAAATGGCAGCTGCAATCGTCGGCCCGGAAAAATTTTTGTACTGCCCAGATTATGCCGGCGAAATGAGCGCGACATTTGGCAATGACGCAACCGAACTGTAAAGTCGAATCACCAGCCCGGCGCAAGCCGGGCTATTATTGAAAGGAAGCGAAAACATGAAAAATTTTGTCGGCTTGAAAGCCGAAATCAAAAAGCAGAAAGCTATCCGCGCCCGGCTTGACAATGAGCGCGGCCGCCAAACTGTTAATTGGAAAGCCGCAACTTTTCGCCTGGCGTTGCTGAACCATTGGAAGCGTCAAGGCGTAGGGCTGCCGGACAACTACAGACAGCTTTGGAACCCGCCAACTAATTGGACCGCGCGCACGTTGAAAGAACGCACGCCGCTGCACGTTTGGGAAGTTAACGCATTGCGCGCGGGATTGGTTGCAGAAGCGTGCAAAAAATTTAAAAACGCAACGTCCCCGCTTATTCGTTGGATGATAAGAGATGAGCTGGCGGCAAAAGTTACCGAATTGTACCGCCGCCCGGTATTTTAACGAAGCATTATAAAAAAACGCAAGCCCTAGGGCAAACGCCCCGGGGCTTTTCTGTATCCTGCAAATGCGAGCAGGCTATATATTTTTGAAGCCGAAATGTTTTACAGGTATAATCCTAGGGCTGCCATGATCGGAACGCGTGGCGGCCCTTTTCTGTGCGTGCGGCGCATACTTTAGGGAAGCGAAAAACAAAAAGGCCGAGGCGAAAGCCCCGGCTTTTTTGTTTGTGTTCACACACATAAAAATATAATTTCTTCAATCCGCGCCGGTGTTACGCCTTTACCACCGGACCAAGAGAAGCGATACTTAAAAGGCGTTCGCATCCTCTTGACGCTTTTATTATAGCACTGCCGCCCAGGAATTGCAAGCGGCACGGCAGCCAAATTTTGGGAAGCAAAAAGCCCGGCAGCGCCGGGCTTTTCTTTTGGTGCGATTTTGTAAAGAAAATCAACAATATTTCAATCCGTGCCAGCTTTACGCCTTTAGAGCTGGACCGACAAGCGCAATACTTGAAAGGCGCTTGCGCTTATCGACAAGGCTATTATACTACGGTACCCAACTAATAGCAAGCGTTTTCTTAATGTTTGGAAGCGGCAGCGCCGTGCGCCTGCCTTTAACCTTCTTTCTTCTGTTCTGCCCTGGCCTTTTGGAAGCTGTTGGCGTTTATGTCAATCCGTAATAGCCCTTCTTGAATCGCCAGCATGAGCAAACCGTCAATGAACGAACGGCGGCGAAGCGCATACACCTGCGGGCTAATCTCATCAATTACAGAAATTTTGCGGACCGTCCAATGGTATACGTACCGGTGTTGAATCGCTTTATAGGACTTGTCCCCGAACCGCTGCCGAAACAGAAGAAGCGAACGCTCCATCACATCCAGCCATTTTTCCGGTTGGTAAACTAAAAACGCCTGCCCAAGATAAATACACCGAACTGCCGCAAGCGGTGTGACGGCTTGAATCGCAAGGCGTGCCGTAGAATCGCCGCCGGTCCTCATATCAAATTCCAAGCGTTCCGCCCTCTGCTGCATCCTGGCAGAAACAACCGCTTTACCAATCGCGTTTTTTGCAAAGAGTAAGCTTTCTGCATAATCTGCGGCTTCTGAATAATCCATTTTCTTTACCAGTCCACATCATCGAGCGGGTCTTTCTGTTCATCTTTTGAAGGATACGGCGCTGTGCTTTTCGCTATCTTTACGCTTTCCAAATGCTCAAGCAGTAAATAGCTTGCTTTAGAATTTTTGCCGTTTCTATCCACGTATAAATCAGTCTGGAAGCGGCCGCCGACAATAACTTGCGTGCCTTTTGTGATGTAATTGCTGATATATTTAATCAGTCCTGGGATAAAGCAGCGGCAGGAAATGTAGTCATAAATCTTTTTGCCGTCCTTATCAAGGTACGTTCTGGAGCACTGAATTTCAAGATTGCATACCTCTTTGCCGTTTTTCATGACTTGTACTGTAGGTTCAAATTTCACCCAGCCAAGTATCAAGCAATTATTCAACATTATAAATTTTCACCTCAACTTTTGGAATATCACTATATTTTTTTGATACTACTAATTTCACAATCTGCTTATCGTCCTTGTAGACAATGCCGGAAATTGAATCAAGAATAATTTTTGCGACGTTATCAACATCCGGCTTTTTGATTGGCAGCTGCAAGCCGTTTAAAGCCTGCTCCTTGAATTTTTTTGACTTGCTGCCAGGAATACCCACGTCAGCTATTATCTCAACGCCCAGGGGCAATTCCGTAAGCGTCAGCCCTATATTTTGCATCGCTTCACTGGCTAACAGTTTGACGTAGGCTTTATAGTTGCGGCTTTTCTCCGGGTCGTATGCTTTTACAAATCCGCCATGAGCAGAAAAGCGAGGCCGTCCCTGCGCCGTCGGTTCGCCTGGAATCGTAAATGTTAAATTCATTCTTCTGTGTCCTCTTTATTCTCACGTGCTGCAAAAACAGGTTTAATAACATTTCCCAATTCATGGAACCCACAATAGCTTTCAGCCGTAGCTAAAATTAAAGCATCGTCGAGGTGACGCGGCCCCAGACTATATGTTTCTTCGTCCTCTTCCTTCGCCAGCTCCGCCATGTATAAGCCAATCAGACTATATACGGCAATATCCTTCAGACTTTCAGCGATTTTGTCGCCGTGAATATCATGAGTATAAACAAAAGCGATATGCTTTGCCGCATACGCTTTCAGTTCCTCAAACATTCCCTCTGCATCGTCGCTACGTCCGTTCAGCAGCGCGCCGCAGCGAAAATTAGCAAGCTCATCTGCGCCGGAGGAATACTGCTCATGCTTTTTCTTAAACAGCGCCTCCAATTCGTCAAGCTGTTGGCACACGAATTCACTCATATGTTTACTACACATTCTGGTACCTCCTCTATTTCGTCTAAATAATATACTGACAGAAATTCATCGGTAGAATTCTTTTCAGCCTTGACTTTAGCGTCTTTCGCCGTTTCTGCCTCAACGATTTCTGTAAGTCCCATATCTGGGAACGCTATACTTTCCCATCTAAGCCGGTAATGTTTCATCAATTCAGTACCTCGCATTTCTCATCTCCTTTTGTTGCTTCGCAATACTGTTGTGCCGCTTCAGTCATCATACCCATCAATTCCTTCATGGCTGCTTCTTCGCCGTATTTGCTCTGTACATTTACCACAGCCTGCACCATCATCGTCACTATAAACTCTTTAAGTGTCGGATAGTTGCCGAACGCACGGCAAATCATATGTTTAGCAGTATCATCGTAAGCAAGCATAAACGGGACGCCGCTTTCCAACAACAATTTATCCGCCTGCTCGGCTTTTTTATAGTCAATCATTATTTCCGCTCCTTCTTCATTTTTTCTTGGCATTTAGGGCAATAAGCTTTATAGCCTAATTGTTTATCCTTAATAAATTTCCAATCTGTTTGTGCTTCGATTATAGATTTTTCGGACGGCAAGTCTCGTCTGCGCATAACTCCTGTCGGTTCAAAGAAATCACCACACCCATCGCAGAAAAGCGTTAGCTCGTATTGAAAGCTCATTACTCTTCCTCCATTTTTGCCAACTTTGTCATTTTCTCAAAAAACTCAATAGCAGCCATGTACTGAGTGTAATATTTTTTACGAGGCATTTTGCCTTCTTCGCCATACACGCTTTCTACACGTTTTTGAAACTCTTCTAACGTGCCACCTTTATAATTGTTCCAGCAGCCACAAACAACATTATCATCTTCCACACAATAGGTGGTAGTCGCGTTTCTGCTACCTACGCGAGCGATTTGATAATATGTTTTATTGAGGTCTGCGCCGCTGAGGACTGCGCCGCCGAGGTTTGCGTCTCTGAGGTCTGCGCCGCTGAGGTCTGCGCCTCTGAGGTCTGCGCCGCTGAGGTCTGCGCCTCTGAGGTCTGCGCATCTGAGGACTGCGCATCTGAGGACTGCGCCGCTGAGGACTGCGCCTCTGAGGTCTGCGCCGCCGAGGTTTGCTCTTTCCCCACCATTCTCATATCTCAGCCATTTGCCATGGCTCGCGATAATTTCCTTTAATTTTTCTTGTGTAATTCTCATAATTTACTCCTTCATAGCCTTACTTGCCTTTGCTATTTTCTCAATCAGTGCATCTATGGCTTTATCTGCAAACTCACCTGTAGCTTTGATGTTGGCAGGTGTTATATGTTCTGCAGCATACATAGCGTATATTTCTTTTTCTGTCGGGAGAAATACCCCCAGCATATCTATAATCAAAGCCGTACAAACAATTACTTTAACTGTCTTAACGGATTCTTTATCCTTATTATCGTCTGTCATAACTGCTAATGTAGCTATCATAGCATATATAGTTACAATAAAACCTACTATGCAGCAAATCCCTTGTATCATGTCTATTCTTCCTGCCCAGTAAATCAGCCAAGAACTAATGATTGGTTCATTCATACACTTCCTCCTCCTTTTTAATCACCGCACGGATAGCAGCCATAGCCTGTTGCAAATAAAAATCATCGCCACTGTTAGTCCAGTCGCCTAAAATATCGTCAATATCGTTAACTACTTTCACGCGTTCTTCGCTAGTCATGTTCTTCAACCTCCTTAGTATGTTAATCGTTCTAATTCTTCCCACTCATCCTCTGGGATTCCATACACGCCATCGTCAAGATGTTCATGCAATTTAGTAAGTGCAGTTGCAATTCGTGCCGTTTCCGGTGTCCAATCCGTCACGCCACTTATCTGCCTAAGCAAGATTTTTTCTCTATAGAGCAAATCTTTCAATTTCACTCTTTTAATTTCCATTTTCAACCTCCTTTAATCTTTCACCGATAGCACGTGCCACATTAACAGTAACGCTGTTTCCTGCTTGCTTATACAGTTGCGTATCGCTTATACCTGCTGCCCTTGCTTTGTCAAAGTATTCATCCGGAAAGCCTTGCAAACGCCAGCACTCACGTGGAGTTAATCGTCTGATACGGATATTTTCATCAAGCAGCGCTACGCCGTGCCCATCCTGTGCAGTTAAGGTAAAACTAGGCTCGCCAGGCTCTTTTATGCGTCTGCCGTTCTGCCGTTTCTCTGCACGGTCTGGAGTTAGCACTGCACAGCAAGCCTGCTTACGCGTTAAATTGTTTCTGCAATTCGTATCGAGAGTCGGAGAAATATCAATCTTCTCTTGCAATTTTTGCTCTCTGATGTTCATGCAGATAACAGCATTACCGTTGTTTCTACTGATGCCTTTATAATCACGTGCGGCGCACGGCGCTGCTATGCCTGTTTTATTTTCGGCAATTTGCAATCCGCAAGTACCACCTGTTGAGCCATACGGCTTAACGATTTTTGCAGGATACGCCTCTTTTACGGCATACAGTCCTGTTTTCCCACCTTGTCCACCGCTTTCGCCTTTTAGCGTCCTTGCTAATCCGCTGCCGTCATAGATTCTTTGAGCATCAGCAACTCCTTGTGTTATCTCCTTGAGTTCGCAAGGATTCTCACCGTCTGCTGGTCGGATAGGAAATACTTCTCGTCCACGGATGTTTCCAAGATAGCAGACAATGAACACGCGCTCCCTGTTTTGGGGAACGCCGTAGTCTTTGCTGTTGAGAGTGTCCCATTGGAGAGAATACCCGTCCCCCCCCACTTCACACAGCAGCCGCGCGAAATCAAATCCGTTTCCAATGCTAAGTAGATTTTTAACATTTTCAATGAGTAGCCATCGAGGTCTATCTTCTTTCTTACGTCCGGCAAGCAGTCGCATAATCTCATAAAACAATCCGCTTCGCTCGCCTTCTTGTAAGCCTTTTTGCTTTCCTGCGACGCTGATGTCCTGGCATGGGAAGCCGAAGCTCCAAAGGTCTGCGTCTGGCACGTCATAAGGTCTAACTGTTCGTACATCGTGGCTTTCCCACTCTCCTTCCGTATCGTACATAGCTTTGTACGCTGTCCTGGCGTACTTATCAAACTCGCAGAAGCCGACACATTTATGTCCTGCTTGTTCTAAGCCTAAGCGTATACCGCCAACTCCTGCGAAAAAATCTACAAAATTCATTTTTTTCTCTCCCTCGCTCCGCACTTCTGCGGCGTATTCTCGCACCGCTTGCAAGGTCTATCGCATTCACAACAGCAGATGTGCAGCAGAGTGCTTATCGTGCATTCCGGGGCAACAGCCTTGCAAAAGTATTTAGGCTTTAAGCGTGCTTCTATTGCGCTAACAGTTTGTCGATTCGGGTCCGCGTCGTCTTTAGGCGGTCGGGGCAAATCCAACAGCTTGGCACTGGCAACCGCGCGTTTGCATTTCAGTAAGCCGCAAGATTTTGCCTTGCCTTTCAGAAAGTCGCCAGTTATAACTTTTTTTGTTTTGCCGCAGTCACACCGCACTAAAAAGAACGTGTTCCTGGTTCCTTGGTTGCCCAAATACTTCTCAACAGTCAATGTGCCGTATTTAGCGCCAATCCACGCCGTCCAATCCCTCACGCCAGCACCTCCAAAGTAAGCACATCGCCACATTTTAGCAGCTTACTTTTACAAGGCTCATGATGCTTGCAACTGTATGCGAAGTCATTCATGTAACATTGCAGGATTCGGAATTGATCGTCAATAGCATTGTCACTCAATCCAATCTGCCGGCCGTACTCAAATACAGCCTTATCCTGCGGCATATACGGCATAATGAGCCGGTGTTCTTTCAATTTTGCCGCCGTCCATTTGAGCAGCATACCATTCAGCCTATCAGCTAGCGGCTTACCGTCGGCCAGCTTCTCCATGTTGCAACGGTTGATATTCTCCTGCACATGCGCTTCTTCCGCCTGTTTTAAAGCTGCCTGCATCAGCGCCGGGCTGATTATATTCACGTTAAGGCCGTTCGCACCGGTCAAGGTAAGCGCAATCTGCTCTGCTTTCTCCCACCGGTCAAGGCCTATATTTTGCTGATTAAAAATTCCTGCCCAAAGGTTTACTGTTTCAGACAAGATTCGTTTCGCTTCTTCCAGGCGGTCAAAGCCGGGCCGTATATCCTGCGGCATCCGCTTGCCTGCCTGTTGCAGTTTAACAATCGTTTGGGCTATTCTCTGCGGTTGCAGCATCTTCTTCGCCTCCGTACAATTCGTTTACCAGGTCCATGCTAGAATATCCGGCACCTGCATTTTGCTTCTTGCTGTTACCGCTGACATAGTTTCTTGCTACGGTCTGCACATACGCAAAGTTTCTTGCGCCGTGCTCTACCGCTGCCAATATTCCCTGTTCAACGGCAACCTCGCCAACCTCACCTAACAAGGCTTGCAGTTTTTCTCCGACGATTGGAGTAAGCGGCATCATGTTTTTCTCCCACAAGGCAAAAATTTCAGTATGCGTTTTTTCCTCGTCATCGTCATTTCTTTTAGGATGATGATAATCATCCTTTTCTTTTCTATTCTTCTCTTCTCTTCTCTTCTCTGTTGCGTTACGTAACGTTACATCATCGTTACATGTAACGTTACGTGATGTTACATCATTTGTTACATCATCGTTACATGTCTTTTTCTTCTTTTCTCTGTAACGCTTTACACGTTCATTAGTTTGCGTTCTGATTTTGGCAAGTCCTTCTATGTTTTGATGTTTTTCCCATCCTAAGATTTTAATATATCCCTCTTCGTTAACGGCTATCATATTAAGCTTTCGGAATAATTCTAAAGCCTCAGTTATTACCTCAACGTCTTTCCCGGTCATTGCCGCCAGAATATCGGGAGTGTACGCCACACCTTCAGTGACGTACACCATCCCATTGTCATTGGCGCGACCAGCCAGGCATAATAGACGGAGCCACAGGCTAACAAAAGTGTCGCCGTTCTTATTCATTTCAAGGATTTTAATTTTAGGATGGTCAAACAGCCCCGTTGAAAGTCTTACCCAGCCAACGTCAGCCATGCTCTACCACCTATTTCATGCTTGCTTCAATTTCTTCTGCCGTGAAGATTTCACCGGTTACAGTATCAACCTTGCCGCCCTCTGTAAGCTCCTGCGCTTGCTCTGTAGCGTTCTCTGCATCAACGTCGATGTATTCAGCCTCGCCGGTTTCTTCATTGAGCACAGCGGCTTTTCCGTCGCTCTCCAGCGCTTCCTGCATTTCAATGCTCATCGGTGCATAAGTTTTCATAATGGAGAGAAGAACAGTTTTACAAGCCATAGCGTCAAAATCAGACTGCCACGGGCCACTATTAAAAGCCTTGCTAAAGCGTTTAGCGTGGCTAACGACTTCTTCTTTAGTCCAGTATGCGGTCTTGCTGAAGCCGTTAATGGTTTCAAATCTTGCGAAATAGCCTACAACATTTTCGGAAACTTTTTCACCCGGTGTATATGCCTCGGTAAATCTGTTCCAATCTCTGATTTCGCCCTCATACACCGGCGTCATAATGATATGTTTCATTTTGCCGGTGCGCATTGCAAGCTCAATCACGCCCTTATAACCGATCTGGAATTGTGCGCTGCCCTTATAGGGAACAATCCATGCCTTACCCAAAGACGGGTTAATAGGAAGATCCAGGCTTGCAGCAGTCGCAGCAGCAGCCAAGATGGTTTTCGGGTTTGCTGTTGCCAGCAATTTATTATTGTTAGTCAGTGTCAGCAGAGAGGAAAGAAAGCCTGCGCTTTTCTTTCCTAACATCTTCTCAAAACGTTGTTGCACGCTTTGAGACCCAATCATCACGCCCAATGCAGAAGGCGCTTTGCTAGCGGCCGCAGGTGCGGCCGCTCTTTTTGCAATACCATTAATAGTTGCCATCTTCTTTTAACCTCCTTAATTTCAAACAACCTTTTTCACTGTCATATAAAATTTCTTCCAGCGACAAGTCTAATGCTTGCGCCAATTTTATACGTGTACGCAAGGAAATATTTTTTACTACGCCGCACTCGTATGAGCTGATAGTCGGTTTTTCTACATTGATCATTGCAGCAACCTCACCTTGCAGTAGCCCTAATTTCTTCCGTTTATGGAATAGGGTAATTCCTAATTCCTCTTGCTCTGTAAGGCTCATTTTAACGTGAACCTCATGCTAGGCTTGCCAACCTTAGCATACTTTTCGTATACCTCCGGCAGGTCTTTTTTCAGCGCCTTGCTGTCCAGCGTTACTCTTTCAGCAGTTTGTTTATAGGTGATTTTTCTATCCATAAACACGCCGCTTTCGCTGCCGTCAAGCATGAGCTTCAAGGCGTTTTGTGCCTGGCCTAACTGTTCTTCCAGCACTTTTTTTGTTGCAGTCAGCTCATCAATACGCTTAATGTATTGTTCTGCTGCACTCGGTAATGCGATACTGTCAACCGCTAACTTATCCTTGTTCATTTTGTCAATGGTTGCGGCAGTGCTTTCGCTGCCGTCAACCTCCGGCGGAATATCGTTTTGCAGGTTGTTCCAGAATATAATCGCTTGCGCTCTCATATCTGAAATAAACTCATCGTTACGGGGAATTTCTTTCCATACAAAATGGTTGCCGCCGATTAAGCAGGCGATGTACCATTTGTCACAGCCGGTAATAGCCATGTACCACTGGCACTGACAATAGTAGCTATCCGGCAGCTCGTCGCCGTCCCAATCTTTCGACTTAAAGCCGTTCGCAGTCTTACATTCCAAGCCTGCATTTTCGCCTACCACAAGGCGGTCAACGTTCGCAAGCATGAAATCATAGCTTTCATCTTGCAGCGTGCCGCACTTGCGAACCTTTTTACCGGCCAGCTCACAGAATCTGTCAGCTACCACCTGTTCAAGGACCGTACCCCAATACACAAATTCATTATTGGAAAGGTCCTCCGGTTCAACGTCACCATGCTTTTCAGCGTAGAGCGCGTAAGCGCTTTTCCAGGGATTAAGTCCCATGATGCAGGCAATATCACTGCCGCCGATACCACTATTGCGGACGCGTTCCCACGCCACGCGGTCGGCCGCCTGCTCAACGGTCATAATTAATTTGCCCTTCATTTTTCTATTTTCCCTACTTTCCCACTTTTCTCTATATCTTCTAACATACGTTTCGCGGAGAGAGCTGTCATATACGTAATATCTTCGTCGGTCAACGCTCCCACGATGCGATACATCACATCTTTAGCGAGGTTCGGTGCGTTGTATTTTTGCTCTGCAATTTTTACAGCCCTCCACAGGTGAACTACTGTAGCCGCCGCCATAACCTCAAAGGCCTTGGGGTTATTTTTGATAACCGATACGCTCATTCCAAGAAGTGCTTTTATAAGGTATTCATCGACCTCATTCATATCGCCTTTGACGCCGACAATGTTTGCATTGTGGTTAGCGGCAAGCACTACGCCACCCTTGCGGACGAAATCTTTAATCGCCAACTCGAATTCGTTGTTCATAAAATCAATCTCCTTTCAAAAAATAAAATTAGATTTCTTTATACAAAGGGATAACAATTTGTTGTCCCGCTTGTAACCACTTTACACCATTCAGATTGTTGTACTCGGTTATGTCGTGCATAAGCTCACGGCAATCACGGTACTTATCCTGTTGGTCCATGTAACGCCCGGTAATCTCCCACAGCGTCTGTCCTTCGCCTACGGTGTAGGCAACTAACGTTTGTTTATAACTAGGGAACAAAAAACCATGTGCCTTAATGGCCAGCTTTGCGGCGCTGCCACCAGTCAGAAAGACAAGACCAGCAAGCAGAATAACAGTGATGATAAAAGCCTTTACTAAACCTTTAGTAGTCTTGCTCATTTCCCCCACCCTTTCATAATCATCTTGCGCCAGCACTCGCCACCGCTGCACACGGTAACAAGCAGGCCGCTTTCCTTATCTACCACTTTAGAGAAGTTCATGTGCGACAAGTCTTTGCCGCACACAGCGCATTTTCTCTTCTTCCTGCTCATTCATACCTCCATACTTCTGCTTCCAGGTCAAGAGGTGTAATCCCCATGTACTCAGCAAATTTTGCCGGGCTGATATGATAAGCCCAACTCTTTTTACTGCTGGCGTGAATAGCCACGCCGAACGGTAACGCGCCACTACGCAGGCCCATACGTACAAACATTTCGCTTTTTTGCATAAGCCGCGCGGCTGTTTTAATAGGAACGTTTCCAAGCATCTTACTGCCTCCTTTGCTTTAGAAAGCGCATTGCCGTTTCGTGGCGTTTTTCAGCTCTTTCAATAGCTTCTGCGCGTTCTTTCTTTTTAGCTTTTTCTTCCAGCGTGTCACACCGGATTGCGCCCATGATTCTTTTCAAATCTTTGTCGGTCCTACTATTCAAAGCACACCTCCTGCCCGCGCCGACGCTAGGCGCGGGGCTTGTTTCTATTTCAGCCCTACTACTGGCCGACTACCTGTTGTTGCTGTTCGCATAGTTTTACGGCAGCCTGCAAGCCCTGCATATATGCGGCCGCAACCATAAGGCCGTCCGCTTTAAGTTTGGACATATCAACCGCCGTGCGCTTTACGCGCTTTTCGGTGAGTACGTCTTTTTGCTTTACTTCCATTTTCCTCACTCCTTCCCTTTACTCTCCGTGCTATAATGAAAGAATAGAACGGAGGTGATAAATTTGATTGATTTTAAAACTGATTTTGCCGTTTACTCATGGATAGGCTCGATTGTTACAGCTATTCTTTCAGCAACATTTACAATAGCTTTCCAAACATATAAGGAAAACAAAATTCAGAAAGAGCAGCAACGAGCTTTTGCAATTTTATTTGAAGCTATCCTCAACGACTGCATTATTTTTGCTATACAAAACCCTGCGCTGTCGCAATGGGATAATAGCTTTTGGCGAAAAAATCAAATGCGTTTTGCTGAAATTCTTCCTGAAGAAGTTGCCGAGTTTGTGTTTTTGCTGAACCGCGCCACCGATTATCACCCGGGCTATTCTTTGTCTAATGACAATGTAGCAAAGCTTAAAGCAATTCTCGAGCGAGTCCAACGACGAACGCAAAGACCAAAACTAGGGCGAAACCACAAAATAATCCGCTGGTTACAAGAACGAATATCTGGAAAAAGTTAGATTGAAAAAATTCCACGGTAAGCACCCCCTTTGCAAAATCCGTAATGCCTAATTTAGACGTTTTATTCTTTTTTTCAACATCTCACGCTGTTATTGTACTACTACTAATTCTTTTTGTCAACTATTTTCGTCTATTTTAAACATTAATTCTTGTATTCTCTCTATATTTATGTTAAAATAAACACGTAATGTTTGGCGGCAACGCTAGAAAGGAGTGAATAACAATGAATGAGCGTTTAAAGCTATTGCGCAAAGCTTTAAAGCTAAATCAGTTGGAATTTGCGGAGAAAATACAAATAGGACGTTCCACTTTGGCAGGCTACGAAAACGGGCTTACTAATATAACTGATAGGTCCATCCGTGATATTTGCCGTGTGTTCTATGTTAATGAAGATTGGTTACGTGCTGGCGAGGGAAGCATGTTCCGCGCCAAGCCTACAACCAACGAAGAACTAGCACTGCAAGTTGGTAAGCTACTAAAGACAGATGATGAGTTTACCAAGAATCTATTTTTGGAATATCTCAAACTGCCGCCCGAAATGAAAACTTTATTTGAAGATTTCGTTCACAATCTGGCAAAAAGCAAATAACCGGCAAATAAAGTAAAGATCCACCCGCCTAGCGGGTGGCTTTTATTTTTCGGGCATAGCCCTATC